GAATCAAGATTTCCGCCAACGTCCTGGAGTCCGGATTCCGGAAGACGCTGGCAACCCTGATCCACGAGTACGCGCACTTGATCTCCGGGGCGAATGACCTGACCCCGGAATTTGAGCACGCACTGACCGACGTGTCCACCCGGATCATCGAAATCCAAATCGCGGAGGTTGCGTAGGACCGGCAACCCGTGATATAATACCCCTACAGGGCGAAAGGAGCGAATCATGGCGGAAATAAAAAGAACGATAAATGTTGACCCAGAACTGTACGATATCATCATGGACCGGGGCGAATCTATTATGGACGAAATAAAAATTCTAATAGAGGACATGCTGTCCAACGCTTCATCCAAGGATGGAGTGAAGCGAACCTTGGACGGAATAAACGATGCGATACACACGGCATCCTACTAAACAGGACGAGTCATAAGCCGAAACCCGAGGGCGAAAGGAGCGAACATGTATCAATTAGTTGACGCATTAGAACAGTATGGAAACCCACGAAGGGCAGCAGCACGGGCCATCGTGCAAATTTGGAACTCGACGGCTGAGGAGCTGATAATGCTGGGGTGTAAACCTCTGCCCAAGGACACTGGATCACTGGCCGTCCACCTCTGGGAAATAGCCAGGGATTCTGGGTACACCAAACACGAATTGGTCCAATTGGTCGACGAATTATAAGCTGGAAAGGAGCGAATTATGGGGGTGGAAAAACTGGACATCGTTGCACCTGGGAATAAGGCGTGCTTCATTGTCATTGGTCCCGATGGACCACACAGGACCCAACAGGGCCGCGTAGTGGTCTATTTCAGTGAAGACCGGGCAACCCAGGTATATGAACTTTTGACGAACGGAACATGAGCCGAAACCCGAGGGCGAACCTCGGGTCTGCCGGGATCGATCACCCGGCACTGACGAGGCAGATCCCCAAGAAAGGAGCGAATCATGGCAGCAACACACTTTTGGAGCGAAGGCAAGAACGTATGTGGTGTGAATTCGGAAAACCACGTCACCACCGTAGACCAGGTAACCTGCAAACGATGCAAACGCATAATCGAAGGAGGAACCACCATGAACACAGAATCAGCCATCAGCATCATCGAACCCAAACCGGCCGTCAGCATCATCGAACCAGAAATCGTAACCAACATGGCACCCGAACCGGAGCGAACATTCGCCCCCGTCGAAACAGTACCGGTCAGCCATGAATTCCGGGGTGAGACCCGAATCTTTGAGGACAAATTCGCCATCATCAACTCCGACACCGGACGTCCATACTCCATGGTCACTGGCAGTTATGAAATCCTGACCCACGAGGAAGCCCTCAAACACGTTGATATGGTCCTGGCCAACAATCCCCAACTGGGAACCCCATCCCTGAATATCAACATGTACCCGGACCACACCGGCAACCCCGAAGCCAAGATGAAAGCCGTCTACACATTCCCTGACGTACAATACGAAGTAGAAAACGGAGACCTGATCAACCCAACAATAACCATCCTCAATTCCTACGATCTTAGTTGGGCATACAAGGTCCTGTTTGGGGCATACCGGCTGGTCTGCACCAACGGCATGGTTGTGGGTGAGAAGTTCCTGGAGTACCGGAAGGAGCACCACCAGGATATCAACTTGGAGCGAATATCTGAACTCCTGATCCAGAACATGGAGCGAATGTCGGACCAGATCGGACTGTGGCACTCCTGGTTGGACCGGGTCACCACCTCCTCCGAGTACGAACGAATCGTCAGAGGAATTGGTTTCAATAAGACCCAACTTGAGGAGATTCACGAAGAGGTTGAGGTATCGTCCAACGTTCGTCTGGATGATTTCCGAATCAAATCCATCTCGTACTGGGTCCTCTTCAATCTCATCACGCAGTACATCACCCACCGGGTCGAAAACCCGGTCAAACAGCACCGACTCAATGGTCGTGTACGCCAACTCTTTTATTAGGAGGTGACCATTGGAACTTTTACTGACACTGTATGCGGTAATCGGACCCATCATATTTGTGATTCTTTTTCTGGTTGCGCTGACCGGGACTAAACTGGACATTGATTGAGGAGGTAAAGATGCTCACACTTTTTATTTGGTTCTGTATGTATGGTCTCCTGATTTATACGGTCATTTACCTGGCCAGTGGGGGACCCGGAAAGCGGGATTAAACCATGCAATATCTAACGTACGTTGACGCTGCGGGAATACCGCAGCCCGTTATTAAACACTCCAGGGGCAAGTCGTTTAGCTGGGGCCGTATCACCAGCCCCAGCCTCCTGGAGATCCAGTCAATTATAGATTCGCAGTATGGGAGGATAAAAATGCAGGTAAAAATTTCGGTAGGATTAGAAACCACGGTAAAGGAAGCAGAGACGGACATCATCGAAGCCGTCAATTTTAAAAAATCAGCCCGATTAACCATTCGGCCGGACGAAGGAACTGCCCTTTCCGACGTCCGCAGGGATCTGGACCGACTCGTCGGACGAGACCTCGCTCTCGTCAGTACCATAAAGTCCATAATTCGGGAATCCGTCAACATTGAGCGGATGGCAACCCGGTTGGTCCCTACTTTCGGAAAGCTTGGAATCGAAGCCAGTATCACCGATTCCGGGGGCCAGTCTGCGGACCTGACCTTGACCTCCGGGGGCGAACCCCTCACCTCCAGGGATATCCCATTTTTGGTCCTCATCCTGCGCAGAATCGCGGAGAGGGCGAATAGGGCCATGTCCGCCACCGATCACCCGTTTACCGTATTTGACCTGAAGCAGGCATTGCGCTTTATACACGAGGCCAAAAACGGAGACCCGGAAGCGGAAGAGTCACTGGCATGGTTTGACGTCCGGGAACTAGCCGAATTCAAGAAAAAACCCGTCGAATTAAAGAAGCCGAAGCCACCCCGTGCCAGGAAAAAGGTACGGGAGGCAGCCGACACCGAAAACCCTCAGAAACCGGGGGCTGCGAGCCTCACGGAGCTGTGCTGATCAATGAACCCGAATCCGAACCCGAACCCGAACCCGATCCAGTCCAGGCTATGATTGACGCAGTCGTCATTCCCGAATTTCGGGAGCAGGGACAGGGTCCCGTCATTAACTGTTCACCCTATACCGCACGAATTTCGAAACGGGCATGTATTACGAACCTGCACATTGCAGTGGATACCGCCATCAGTCTGCTCCAGGGCGAATCCATATTCCAGGCACCGGATTCCCGCGTCAACCGAATGGTTATTTGTGGGTCCTGCCAGTGCGCCAGCCCCGAAATCTGGGCGCTTACTAAATTTGCTTTTCAGAAGTCCGGAAACATTCTAGTTAACAGAATTGACAATTACAACGAGTGGGGTCCTGACCCCGAAGTATCCAGAATCAAAAAATCAAAACGAGACATCAAATGGAGGGGGGTGAACGCTGACCGTCTAGCAGCAATGAGAGCAGAACGTTGGAGGAACGCCAAAATCGAAAAACTAGAGGAGAGAATCAATGGAGAATGAATTACGCGATGCAATGAAAATGCGGTTGCGGGCCAAGACCCTGACCGACGAGGCCAAATCCCTGAATACTGCGGCTAACAAAATCATCATGCCGCTCCTGGTCGCCCACGGACTCGAAGCCTATGAGAGCGATTTGGGTACCGTGTCTATCCGCAAATCCTCGGGGTTTACACTCAACCGGGACAAGCTGGTCGAGTCCATGCTGCTGGCTGGGTTGCCCCCGGAAAAGGTCGAGTCCATTATGGAGCAGTCCGGGAATCCCTGGACGCGGGAATACGTCGAATTCAGGGCTTCCAAATCCGGGTAGCAACACCCTCACTGACCCATCAACGTGCAAGGATGACCCAAAGGAGTTCGCTCCCAGGGTCATCCCGCAATTGACGATGCCTCCCTGGGGCGAAATCCGGGGCGCTTCCCGAGAGCGATATCTCGGGTCTTTTTTTATGTCCGGAATCAGGGGGTTGGTTCGGGGTTAATGACTGGTTCAGCCGACATTTCAAGTGCCATCAGAATCCGGCAAGAGGCCTGGGCCAGGTGGGGGTGGGGTTTCCCCCCGATCTTCCCATTGGGTTTCGAGGCAAGGTACGCAATGATGTGGGAGAGGGCGTGATTCAGATGTTCAGCTTCAGGAATTTCGCGCCAGTCATTGGGACCACGCCCCGCCAATTCACCCCCGCGCATAATGGCTGCAGTCTTGGCAAGACCTGCAGGGGGAAGCAAATGGTATGCAAACGGGATGAAGCTGGTCTTGCCTCCAAACCTCTCATCCTTCTCATCAGATTCGGCTAGTTTCAAAAAATCCATAGTTTTCCTTTCCTGTCCCGGAGAGCGAATACCCCCGGAGAGCGAATAGGTTCCGGGGGCGAATAGGTTCCGGGAGCGAATTTCAGTAGGGGGTTTCATCTTCCAGTATCACCATGTCATCATGTCCCGGACCAGTACCAACATAGCGAACCGGGACCCCTCCGAAGTTTTCCATCTTGACAATAAAGTCTCTCACCTTATCAGAAATCCCAATTTCACCATACACTGACCAGTCAAGGTAATTTGCAAACTGCAGACATAATTCGTCAGGTTGGCATACGGTCAGGAAGTGCCTGAATCTTTTCCACGAGAACTCGAACACGCGCCGGGGCAGTTTGGTCGTCGTCGTGATCTCCCCAAATGAACTGGGGGAACCGGGATATCCGGAGCGGCGGGCCACTTCATCCCATGTGATCTCAGCCGCTTCAGCATATGGACCAGACGTTCCGGTTCGGTTATTCACCCGAATCGGGTAGGGGCGAATAACCCCGAAAACCCTTCCGACACGGGACGGGGCCACACCAGCTTCGGCAGCGGCCATCGATGGATTTATCATCTTGGAAGTGGAATACTTCGGGTCGATCCCGTGTTCCAGATCAAGATCGAATCCCTGCGTGGATTCGCACAAAACCCTTTCCCGGTTATCCAGGCGGTTGTTGATTAGGACAGCAGCGGGTTCCTTCAAAACGTTGACCCCGAGTTCCCGAAATTCATGGTCAACAGTCCCCACCAGGAGGTGACCCCCAATCCGCCTGATTTTCCCGATTCGGCACTCCCCGATTCCCTGAAGGGTTGACCCGATGTCGGACATTTTGCCTCGGGCTTCCGCTTCAATATGGTCCGGGGTAATTACCGACGCTCGGGGGTCAATGTGGATTCGGGTCGGATCAATCTCCAGATCCTTAATTTCCTTGGCCAGAATTAGGGGGTTGATTAGTGATGTAGCGGTAAGGACCACGGGACAGTCACACGTCACCATCCCGATTGGCAAATGATAACTCACCTTTTTGGTCCCATCGGGAAGCACCACGGTGTGACCCGCATTGGGCGAGGCACTCATGACCAGCAGATCGGGTTTTTCCTTAGCGCAGAGCCAGCCACTGAATTTTCCTTTAGCTTCCGACCCCGCCTGGCCCCCTACAACAATTGACATTTTTCCATTTGGTAACATTTAATTCTCCTGTTTTATGGTTTACGTTCAGCCAGTTTCTTCAGTCGTTCCACCTCCTTTTTAAGTTTATAATCCTTCCGTTGCTTCGCGTCAAGATCCTTATACCTGGTCTGCCCGAAGCGAACCTTGACGTAACCCATCGGGTTTTCCCTCAACCGGCGAAGCAGTCTTTCCTTTTCCCGGTTCAACTTCCTGCGGGAATTCCGGTAGGGCGAATACTCCCACGCATCGGACTTGTCAAGCTCCTGGTCGATGAGGTAAATTCGGGTTTCGATTTCCTCTCTTGTTTTTACGTGTCCTGGATCATCCATTTCCAGTGCGCTGTTGCGTTTGTGCGCTTCCCCCCTCTTTCTTTTACGTGTCCTGGGTCATCCATTTCCAGTGCGTTCGTGTCCTTGTGCGTAACCTTTTCTTTTTTTGAAACCCTGATTACATTTTACCACGGGGGAGGCGTTACCGCAACCTATCTTCCCACACAGCCCACCACGTGGTAAAATGAAGTCAAAGCTCGGACGGGGAATCGGGGCTCCTTTCTTTCACCAACGTGGTGAATTCACTTACCTGGTTCCCCGTCCGAGCCTTCTTGTTTGGAGGACGAATATGCAATTAGCGGAAAAACAATCGGCGGAGGACTTCCGAATCCCCGCCACTGACACGAAGGGACACTCGTCCCGTTTATGGTTACGATGCATCCCGTCGATGGCGAGGCAGGTGGAGCAAATAGTTCAATCGAAGAGATTCCCGTACCGGACGAAGGGCGACGTTCTCCGCCATGCCCTGCACAGACACGTGAACTGGCTGAACCGCCACGGGAAGGTTAATTCGATCACGGGTCAGGTTGATACGATTCTGGAGATCATGCGGGATGATGAGGCAAACCACGATTTCCGCGTCGTTTTTGACAAGCTGGCGGACCGGATCGCAGCTTACCTTCGGGAACAGGAACGGGGGGAGGCCATGCGGCTGATCCTGGCAGTGCAGAATCACATAGCAAATATGCCGGACGGATTCTGGAAATTGAAGTACGCGAGTGAAGTGAAACGGAGGTACGGGGAACTCATCGGGGGAGCCCGAAAAGCGAACTTGAGGAAAATGGAATGACATGGGTTATTGGGAACGGAATTTTGGTAAACCGGGATTCGGGGTAGGTATTGAATTAAACACAAGTTACTGCGCGATTGCGGCAACCAGGATAATGAACTTGACGCACAGCCGGTGATTGGGTAAAATGGAATCATGGAACATTCTGATAACATAACACCGATACCGCTTGAGCTGCGGAGACTCCGCGAGGACTCCGGCCCAATCAGAGGGGTTCCATCAGCTCAAGCATTCTTTTCTGGGTTGCCTACCAACTCGGGAAGAACCCAACCTTTTTATCACGTTTCGTTTTCAAGGTCAAAAACAGCGTGTCTCTCCAGCGGGGTAGAACTCGCGGACCAAAGTGGGCGTCCTGACGTATGCAAACTTCCCAGACGCCGATCGGACTACCTGCCCCAAATTACTGGACACCAAGAGGTAGTCGTAACGGATAAACAGGTTTAACGCGACGGTTCACCACCGGGGCGGGCTGGCAACCACAACTGCACCTGATAATTCCGCTTTGACCCAATAACGCGGGGTCGCGTCCGGGGATAACCATGTTCACGGGAGAAAACATGAACACGCTACCACCACCAAATGCATTCGGGCTACCCGCAAAATTTAACAAATGGCGGGAAAACCAGAGCGAAGCATGCCAATCGATCCTGGATACTGACCGACGTTTCCTGATTCAGGTTTGTCCTACGGGTTTCGGAAAATCAGTAACCTACGTCACTGCAGCGGCACTTTCCGAGGGGCGAACTGCGATCCTGACGTCCACGAAGGGACTGCAGCAACAATTGGTTTCGGAATTTGGGTCCATAGTTGCTGACATTCGGGGACGGGGCAACTACAAATGCCGCCTGAATTCCAAGACCACGTGTGATTATGGCCCCTGCAGCCTTGGCCTGAAATGTTCATTGAAGATCGAAGGCGGTTGCGAGTATTTCGACGCGGTCCAAACCGCCACCAAATCCAAAATCGTAGTCACCAATTATTCATATTGGTGTTACCAAAATGGGTTCAGTCGCGGACTTGGAAAGTTTGACCGGATCATCCTGGATGAAGCGCACGCAGCCCCCGACCACGTTATTGACTACCTGAGTATTACGTTGAGGAAGGACGATATCCTGAGCCTGAAATCCGTCCCCGAATCCGTCCCGGAATGGGTCGAATGGTCCAGAACACACCAACATTCCGTGATGGAAGAAATGATCGACGCGAAATACCGGAGGAAGGAGAAGCGATTCATCCGTTTGAAGCGAACCCTGGGTCTCCTGGAGCGAATAGAGGATATTGACGAATCCTGGGTCTGGGAGGACGCCGGAAAATTCGTGACCCTGAGCCCGGTATGGCCCGGACCATACACGGAGAGTGCGTTGTTCCTCGGGGTACCCCGCGTGGTCCTGACTTCCGCCACTGTCGTGGAGAAGACCGCGCGCCTTCTCGGGATCGAACGTCGGAACACCAAATTCCAGGAGTACCCACACTCGTTCCCCGTTAAGAATCGCCCCTTGATCCATATCCCAACGGTACGTATGAATTTCCGAAATGGGGCCATGGAGGAGCGAATGTGGCTTACCCGAGTGGATCAGATAATTAGGGAGCGAATAGGGGAGAAGGGGATTATTCACACGGTCAGCTACGCCCGGCGCGATGCTGTCCTGGCCCACTCCCGGTACGCTGACCACATGATAACCCATGCCCGGCTCGACACACAAAAACGGGTAATGGAATTCAAACGAAGTTCTGCCCCTGCTATACTGGTATCACCATCGATGGCCACCGGATGGGATTTTCCCGATGATGAATGTCGATGGCAAATTATTGTGAAGTTACCGTACCCCGACACCAGGGGGGCAATCATGAAAGCCCGCGCTAAGGACAAAGAGTTTACATCGTACCTTGTCGCACAACAGTTAATTCAAGCAACGGGAAGGGGGGTGAGATCAAAAACCGATTACTGCGAGACGTACATCTTGGATAACAACATCACTTGGTACATAACCCAAAACAAAAATCTGTTAGTGAGTTGGTTCACCGGCGCATACCGGGTGTCCAACACGGTCCCGAAAGGGAGAAAGGAAAACTATGGCTAATGCAGCAAGTTTGAATCCGGAAAGTTTTACCGAAGGTGGGGGCTTAATTGATGACGTTGACGTCACGATCAAGGAAGCCCGGTTTGACATGTTCGATTACCAGGGAAAGGTCCCGGCACCGGGTGTCCCGTCCCTCAAGGTAGTAATGGAGGACGAAGAAGGAAACGTCATGGATCAGTATTACTCCATGGGGTCGGCCAAGGATTGGGCACCCTCCGAGGATGGTACGCAGCTAATCTCGATCGGCAGTGCCCCCGGAATTCGTATGTCCAGCAACGGTGGTCTCTTCCTGAAGTCGCTGATCGACTCCGGATTCCCCACTGATAAGCTCGGGGATGACATTTCGGTGATCGATGGGATGAAAGCCCACGTGAACCGAATCCCGATGCCCAAGCGTGCCGGGGTTGCCCAATCCGATGCTCAAAAGGAGCGGGAAGAGAAATACGGACCCCCGACGCTGCTCGTGGTTTCTGATATTGTGACCCTGCCGTGGGAGAAAAAGGGAAAGGCCAAACCCAAGGGAAAGGCCAAACCCAAGGAAGCCGACACCGGGGACATCGACGAGAAGTCCACGGAAGTAATCATGTCCATCCTGGCTGAAGCGGGGGGCGAAGTCGCCAAAAAAGAACTACCGGCGAAGGTGTTTGCGGCCCTGAAGGATGATGATGACCGGAACGCAGTGGTCCAGAGGGTGTTCGAGGACGAATTTCTGGAAAGCGGCCCCTGGTCATACGCCAAGGGCAAAATCAAGTTGGGTTAATCCATTGTGGGCTGGGGGGCAACCCCTGGCCCCCAGGAGGAAACCATGAAATACAAGATCGAGGGCTACGTCAGCCCGTTCGTCTGGTGTCCCAACGATGTAATCATGACGTCAGAGGGGAAAAAGAACAATACGGTGGGACCCAATATGCACGTGAACGTGTGCCTATCCCGAGGTTGCTGCTGCGACAATCTGGAGAAGAAAATCGAGGAGTTAAATGATAACAAGATACTCAACACCTGAGATGTCCGAAGTATGGTCGGACGAAGCCCGAATCAACCGGTGGCTTGCCGTCGAGAAGGTGGTCGCGGAGGTAATGGAAGACCGGGAGATAATTCCTCCCGGAATTTCAGCCCGATTCCCGAAGCAGATCTTACCGTCCACCGTAGCTTTTGAGGAAACCCGAACGAAGCATGACTTTGTTGCGTTTCTCAACGTTCTCCGCAATGCCGTTGGGCGTCCCGAGTCCCGTTGGGTTCACTTCGGACTCACATCCTCCGACATCATTGATACGGCTCTGTCCCTGACCCTCCGCCGGTCATCCATAATCCTGACGGGGCGAATTATGGAACTCCTGGATGACTTGGATGATCTGATCCGGAAACACAAGGGAACATTGATGGCAGGGCGAACCCATGGGGTATACGCGGAACCAATCACGTTTGGTTTCCGGATGGCAGCCTGGTCGGCCGCGATTTTCCGTGCCAGCGAAATGATTGAGTTTACTGAACCCGGAACCGGAATGATATCCGGGAGTGTCGGAACCCACGCGAACGTGTCTCGGGATGTCGAGCGGGACGTTTGCGACCGGCTGCAACTGGCACCGGAACGTTTTTCAACGCAGATTATCCCCAGGGATCGTCATACCAACGTCATTCTGGCCCTGGCATCGTACGGAGCCGTGTTAGAAAAGGCTTCTTTGGATTTGCGCCTGATGGCATCCCGAGGTGAAATTGCCGAGTCGTTTGGCCCGGAACAGGTGGGCTCATCCTCGATGCCGCACAAAAGGAACCCGATCGGGTTTGAGAATATATGTGGGGTGGCACGTCTCCTGCGCAGTTACACGATGCCAGCACTGGAAAACGTTGCGGTTTGGGATGAACGTGACATCAGCCATTCCTCCGTTGAACGCGTGATTCTTCCCGACGCGTTCCAACTGGCAGATTATGCCACCCGGCGCTTCTCGAACCTGATCCGGACACTGAAGGTGGATTCACGCGTAATGGAGGATGGGATAAACTGCTCACTGAACTGTCAGGGTCTGGTGTTGGAACTTGTACGTGCGGGATATGGGCGCAGGGAAGCGGAACGGATGGTGCGGGATTTGGATTCGGGGAGCCTGAAATCCGATGTAGTTATCAAGGCTACCGGGATCGATCGGCATTTTGTGGCAATTCGAAAGGAACTCAGTGGATATTGAAACGAAAGATGTAAAATGGCCTCGGGTCATGTGGGATGATACGGAAGACCGCCGGGATGGGTTGCACTTGGGGGATCTGATTCGTTCTCTTGCTAACCGTAGTGGAATGGGGTATAAGGGTAAGGGATTCAACGATATGGAATTGACCGCTGAGATTGGACTTCTCTGGGAGGATATGCTGTCCCGAATTATGGGGGACAAGTATGCACATCGACCCCCGCAGATCCAACTCGACGGAATTTGGATGTCACCTGACGGAATCGGCCCTGATCCCGAGGGCGAATTTCACCTCGCGGTTGAAGAATACAAAGCGACATGGTCTTCGTCGAAACGCTGCCCCACTGAGAATTTCCGGTATATGACGCAGGTTAAATCCTACTGCCATGCCGTAGGGACCCGCTGTGCAATCATGAGGATTTTTCACATCATGGGGGATTACCGTGGTTCGGGTCCACTTTACCGAGTGTCCCGAATAGTATTTGATGAAGAGGAACTTCGGATTAATTGGGAAATGATACTCGGGGAAAGGGATAGAGAAAATGAAAGGTGAAATGTATATGTGCACCGGGTGTATAAGTCTGGTTCCGGGGGTAAAGGTTTTGGGTACTGCACCGTCCGGGTCCAAATGTGTCTGGTGTGACGACTCTAAACCCCGCCGGGTGGAGGTAAATATGTGCGATGATTACCAACCGGCGGATTGGGTAACACCACAGAGGCCAGAGGGTGAACCCTGGTATATAACGGGGTACTTAAAAAATCGGAGGGTAGCATGAAGAATAATTGATATGGGATTTGTATCGGCGGACAAAATGGAATCGCCTGACCGGATTATACTGTCTGTGGAGGGTGCCGAGAAGCAGGGGAAAACCCACTTTGCACTGACTGCCCCCGGCCCCACGATCCTATTTTCCCTGGATATCGGGGAGGAGGGTGTGGTACAGAAATTCAGTGACGTATACGTGATGCCGATGGGGGGTTCCAACCACGAAGCCGAGTTTTCCCGTTTCCGATCTGTGTATTCGGAGATGCTGGCGGATAAGGACGTCCGGACCATTGTTCTGGACACCGCAACCGAAGTGTGGGAGCTGCTGCGTATGGCGCGATTCGGGAAACTGACCCAGGTTATGCCGTACCAATATGGGCCGGTGAATGCGGAGTACCGCGCTATGATTCGGGAAGCCTACGAATCGGACAAGAACTTGATCCTGCTGCACAAGGTGAAAGCCAAATACGTGAATGACAAGAAAACCAACGAGTGGGAGAGGGCCGGGTTCGCGGACACCGGATTTCTGGTTCAGGTTAATGCGATGGTCTATCGGGATGATGACGGGGGCGAATTCAATATTTACATTAGGGACTGCCGGAAAAACCCGGATCTTGCCGGGGAGACCCTGTCCGGACCCCTGTGCAACTTCGAAATCCTGAGCCAAATGGTGAATTCATGAATATGATGGGTGGGAAATGGAGACAGGGGAAGAAAATTGCTGAAGTTATGAGGCCCGCTCTGTCGAAGGTAAACACCTACTATGAACCGTTTTGTGGTGCGCTGGGGGTGGCGTTCAGGGTAGGGGAATTTTTCCCCGGAAGAATGATCATGTCCGATGCCAATGAAGCAATTATCACAATGTGGATTGCCCTGGCCAATGGGTGGGAACCCCCCGACGTAGTGACGGAGGATATGTACAATGAGGTAAAAAGAACCCGTGACCCAAAGGACCCGATGACCGCGTACTGTGGGCACGGTATGTCCTTCGGGGGTAAATGGTTCGGGGGTTATGCCAGGAATAGGGCTGGAACCGATTATTCGGTGAACCTCAAGCGGAGTGTGAATCTCAAGCGGAGTTCCAAAATGGACTTTCGTTGTATGGATTATAGGGATGTTGTGGATTCCGATTGTGTATTCTACTTGGACCCTCCGTACTGGGGAAGGACTCGTGCTCACCTTCCTGACTTGGATCAGGATGAATTCTGGGATTACGCCAGAACTTTGGTTGCGTTGAACAACCGTGTATTTATTACGGAATTCTCCTTCCCCTCGGATTTCGTT